TCTTCATCTTCAACTTCTTCTTCTTCTTCAACTTCTTCTTCATTTTCATCTTCATCGGTGAAATCTTTAGTGCTAATTAAATTAGCGAAATTAGATATTTTATTATCATTAAATTTAATATGATTCTCTTCTTGCTGATAATTATTGTCTTCTTTTTCCATATTTATAGTTTCACTATTTAAATTAAGTGAATCGGTATCAGATAGAGAATCATTAATACATATAGAAGAATCAATCGGTTCAATATTTAATTTAATATTTTGTTCTTTTAATTCTGAATATTTAAGTTCTAATTCTTCAAAATTTTTTTTTAATTCTTTATATTCTGGTAAATTAAATAAGATTGATCTAAAAGTTTTTACTAGAGAAATATCATGTTCAAATTTTGTAAAATATGTAGTTAAATTATTATTAATAGATTGATTAACATCTTTATTAATGGTGTTAATAATTAGTTTAATATCTTCTTCTGACATTATTATATTAATATATAATTATCATTTTATATCAATTTTAAAAAAATAAATTGATATAAACGAAAGATTATTTTTGCGATTTAGATAATATTTTAGTATTTATTAAGTAATCATCATTTTCTTCAAATATTTCAGGTATATTTTTTGTAAGAGGTTTATCAATAACTAATAATAATCTTTCATAATTTAATAATTTTCTATATTCTTGTATATCTAAATTGCCATAAAATTTTTTTAATAAATAATGTGGACATGGTGCAGGTTTGATATTTTTTTTATAATTATAAATTTTACCATATATATTATTTAATAAATAATATCTTTCAAATTTACTAGATGAATCAATAGTTGATTCATTCATTAAAAATGAACAAGCACATTCGGGAGAACAAAAACATCCATAACAATTATATGAATTTGTATTATTATTAAAGCTAGTTGGTATGTGTATGGGTTCATTATCAAAATCATATGTGCACCAAAAACAGGCAGATTTTTTATTAATAATATCATTTCTTAAATTAAAACTCAATTCTTTTAATTTTCTATCAATTGTTTTTCTATTATTAGTATCGTCAATAGGTATTGATATTTTAGAATTATTAATCTCGTTATTGGTTTCTTTTTCAATATTATTATAAGAGATATCATTATCGTTATTTTTGATAAAATTAAAATTAATAAAATTATTAGTTTCATGTAAATTGTATGTATCTATTTTTTCAATATCTGGTTTATATTTTATAAAATCAATATCTGTTATTTCATGTAAAAAACAATTTAAATGTAAAATAACGTTGGGTTTGGGAATATTAGTAACTAATATATCTTTTATTTCTACGATTTTGCCACCCTTTGGTTTTCTTCCACGTTTTTTTGGTAGTTTAACATTGGATGAATCGATCAATGTATTGCTAGATAAATCAATATATGTGTTGGTAGATAAATCATGAATATTATTGATTGTATTAATATATTTATTTTCATTACCGGTATTATTATTAATAATAATATTGGAACAGTCATTTTTTAAATTTTCATAATATGATTTTGGACGCCTCCCTTTTTTTTTTATCATAATTTATATAAATAATAATTAAAAATCCGATTTAAATAGTTTTGATTTATTATATTAAGATTCTTTTTAAAAAAAAGAATTTAGAATGATATCAATTAAATTAAATTAAAAAGAAAAGATGAATACAACATGGACAGAGAAATATAGGCCATCTACATTTAATAAAATAATATTAGATGAAACAAATAAAAATTTATTTAATTCTATATTAGATAATGGATATTTTCCAAATATGTTATTTTATGGTCCGCCGGGTACAGGTAAAACAACAACGATAATTAATTTGATTAATAGTTATCAAGATAAATATAATATGCGGAGTAAAGCGTTAATAATTCATTTAAATGCATCAGACGAAAGAGGGATAGATATAATTAGAAATAATATATTAAATTTTGTAAATTCTGATATATTATTTACAGAAGGAATAAAATTTGTAATATTAGATGAAGTAGACTATATGACAAAAATAGCACAACAAGCATTAAAATGTTTAATACAAAATAATAATTCGAAAGTACGTTATTGTCTAATATGTAATTATATAAGTAGAATAGATTTTTCTTTACAATATGAATTTATAAAAGTAAGATTTAATAAACTGCCAAAGATAGAAATTCAAAATTTTCTAAAGACTATTGTTGATAATGAAAAATTAAATATTTCAAATAAGATAATTTTAAACATTATAGATTATTTTGATAATGATATAAGAAGTATGATAAATTATATTCAATCAAAAAATATGAAAAAAACTGCTCTCCTAGATGATTGTATTCTAGATAAATTATTAATTTATAATTTAAGGAATGATTATGCTAATTATATAAAATATATCGATTATGTACAGAAAAAATGTAATATTGATTTAATGTATTTGTTAACAAAATATATTTATTTTTTGATATATAAATATATAGATATTATTGATGCAAAAACACTAGATGATTATGAATTTTTAGTACATAATACGGGGAATGAAATAATAAAAAATTTTTCATGTATATATTATTTAATTTTAGAGAATGAATCAATTATTAATATCAGTAAACATGAATGAATTTATTCTGGATAATAACCTTTTTTCCCAATTATTTTTAATTAATTTTTTTTGAGGATCAAATTTATTAATTTTTAATTGATATTCAGTAATATAATCATTTTTAAAATCTAAATATTTATTATTTTTAAAATAAATATGTTGTGTTGTCATTATTTCTAAATTAATTTTATTTTTTATTTCATTTTTAATAGTTCTATTAGTTATGGACATATTATTTTATATAGTCTTGAGAAAAAATTAAATATTTTATTTAAAAATAAAAGTTTAAAATAAAATATTTAAAAATAAATTGAAGAATATTAACAAAATTAACAATATATTTAAATGGATTTAGATGATGAATGGAATTATTTTATGGAAAATGACTCATTAAAATCATCAAATGACTGCAAAATTGATAGCAATGATATAACTGAAATAAATGATATTCCAAAAGCAAGTGATATTTATATATCAACAAAAACAAAAATAGTATATTTAAATATTAAATCAATTAATATATATGATATTTTTTGGAAAATTCCAATTATTAATTATAATGATCAAAAAGAAGGTTTTATAAAAAAACAAATTAAATTATCATTAACTACAGAAAATGAAAGTAAAGAATTAGATTCAACAATAGAAAAAATAGATAAATATAAAAAAGTAATGATTATAAATAAATTGGATAATATAAATAATAGAAGTAAATATAAAGATATAAGAAAAATAAGTATAGGATTATCAAAAAAAGATTTACTACTTTCAAGATCAAAAGAAAAAAGTGCATTTTATAATTGTTTTGTAGTATCACTAAGATTAATACAAGATAATGTATTCAAAGAATATCACATTAAAATTTTCAATACAGGTAAAATAGAAATACCAGGTATTCAAAATGAAAAAACTTTACATAAAATAATTAATTTTATCATAGATGAATTATCATATATTTTAAATGTAAAAATAAATTTTGATAATTCAAATATAGAAAATGTATTAGTTAATTCAAATTTTGATTGTGGTTTTTATATTAATAGAGAAATACTATTTAATATTTTAAGAAAAAAATATTCTATAAATGCTGCATTTGATCCATGTTCATATCCAGGTATTCAATGTGGATATTACTATAATAAAAATACAGGAGAACATATAAAACATATAGATACAAATAATTCTAATAATATAAAGGTTTCTTATATGATATTTAGAACAGGAAGTATTTTAATAGTAGGAAAATGTGATGATTATATATTAAATAATGTATATGAATATATAAAAGAAATACTAAAAAATGAATATTATGAAGTAGTAACACACAAAAGTAGTGATGTTCAAAAAAAAATCAAGTCCTTAAACATTAAATCAAAAAATAAAAAAAGAACGATTCTAATCAAATAGAATCTATAATATTTATTATATTATAATTATTATATTCATCGATTTTTTTTAAAATTTTTTCTAATGCTATATGTATAAAGGTATATTTTTTTTGTATATATATATATTCATTTGAATTATATAATGTTTTAAGGACATTATTAATTTTTTCCAGTACTATTTCATCATTTTTATAATTATTATATATTAATTCTATAAAGTTTTTAGTATTAGTTAAATTATTTTTAAATTCATCATTTGAATCGTTATTACATAATTCATTATAATAATCATAATTTAATATATATACATTATTAATATTTTTTATTATTTTTTTTAATAAAGACATGTCATTATCACTAATATTATTATTGTTTTCGTTTATTTTATTTTCATTACCAAAAATAGTTTTTTTATATGAAAAAAGAATGGCATCTTTTATTGTAAGATCAAAATTATTTTCATTATTAACATCAAATTGATTATTAATATCAATTTGATTAATAAATTCAATAAAATAAACATAAGCCTTTTCGGAATTATTATATACATCATTAAATGTATTAAAATATAATAATGATAAAAAAAATACATTTTCTAATATTTTAATACCTTTAATATATATATTAATACGTGTATTTTTATCAATAAAATCAATACTATCTAAAAAAAAATAGTATAATTATTTATTAACAAGTAATACTTTTTAAATAATAAATCTACATTATTTGACATTTTTATATAATTATATAAAAAATACATATATAATTTTTAATAAATAAAATTAAATATTATATATTTAATATTTTAAATATTGAAAACATCAATATGGTTATTATAAACTTTACTAAATCCAGCTTCAAATAAACCATAACCTGTATCATCAGACATTAATCTAGGAATTAAATATTCAATTTTCTCATCAGATGATGTTGTATGGCAATATAACATTAAATAAATGGGTATAAATTTTGTTCCTGAATTCCAAATATTAGAAGTTATAGTTGTATTATTATCAAATGGTAAAGCAATCTCATATGGTATATTATTTACTGTATCTATATAATTATCATCATACCATGTATTTCCATCTGATGAAACTGCAAAAGAAATTCTAAAATTTCCTCGTGTTTGTATAATCATTCTATTTATTTTATAATTTGATGATACAGAATTGGGAGAAATATGTGGTGCAAATTTAACAATATATACAATATGCTTTGACTTATTTGAAGGATCTATATACTCCTCATCCGATTCATTTAAAAATGGATAATCAAAATTCAATAAATTTATATATGCTTTTGAATCATAATAAACATTATTAATATCTTGAATAAAATCATCATTATTTAATTCTAATTTTTTAACTGGTGATAAACCATCTTTATAATCTTTATTAAAAATTTTATTAAGAGACCATATTGCATTGGGATTTCTATTATGTTCGAAAGTATTATCAAATGGATTAAAAGTTTGTAAAGTGTTGTTATCAATTTTACCAATTTTATCAAATTCATTTAGATTAAATCCAAATGATTTTAAAAAATATGATTCTTTTAAATTTGGATTACACATATAAATTTCGATATCATTTTTTGTTATTAAACCACGTAAAATAACCGATTGTAATGAAAATAATTTTGATTTATCGGTAGTTATCATAATAAATTTTGCTCTGGGGGGCAAACTAATATTATTTAAATTTGTTGAATTTAAATTTTCATTATTATGTAAATAACTATTTTGATTAATATAATAATCATGATTAGAATACCATCTTTCGCCATCATCAGAAAATGCCCATCTTATAATTGAATTAGATTCAGATGTAGCATTTTTATATACTAGACTCATTCTAGTAGGAGATCCATCCCAATTTAAAACTAAATATTTATGCTTATTATTCACATTATTACAACTTTCTCTATAATTAGTATAATCATCCCATAATTTTATAAAACTATAACCAGAATAATTTAAATTATTTTTGATCATGGAAAAATTACTAGAATTTTGTAAAAATTTAGCAGCACTCCATTTAGGTCTCGGACCATTTCTTAAAAATTTATGTGTATATTTTATTTGATTACTTTGATTTTTATATTTTACAGGGAATCTTTGTATTGTTTCTATATTTGTTAATTTTTTTAATTGAATTTCTTTTACAGGTATACCATAATAATTGGTAAATTTAGCATATCTAGCATGATATGGTACTAAATATCTACGATATGATGTTCTATTTGTATTTCTAATATTATCATTCATATATTTACTATAAAAATTACCATGAATATTATCAGAAAATGAATACCAATTATTACCATCATCAGAATATAATAAATAACCACCTGTTTGAGTTTTTATTTTTTTATCTTTATTTAAAATACCAGTATCTGTCCATGTGTAATATAAATTATCAAACCATGTAATATCGATAAATGATATTACATTTTTCCATGTTAAAATTACCTCAGAATCTAAATTTAAATATTCATTTAATGTAAAATTAATAATTTGATTTGTATAATTAGTTAACTTATATATGTTTTCAAAATTTATAATATTTTTATTATTATCTATATCAGAAGCTAAAATTGGCTCAAGTAAATGTTTATTATTACTAAAATTCCAAGAACAATCATTAGCATTATCTATATTATATGATGTATTAATGCCTATTAAATCTTGTCTTCCAATATAAGCTTCTATTGATAAACTATGTGAATAATCATTATAGTTCTCTTCATTTAAATATGAACCCATTGGAATATTATTTAAGCCTATAGATCCATTATTTAAAATTTGATTTGCATTATAATATCCAATTATACCATTATTGCTAATACCATAACCTGTATCATCACCAAAGCCACTATTTATATTTTTACTTATAGTATTTTCTTCATTTGCATTATGAAAAATATAAGCATGAATAAATGTTGTTTGTTTTGGATAATAAACTTCTGCAAGATTATCTAGATTTGCTTTAGATTCTTTTTTAACAGTATTGTGATATAACATTTCATATAATGGATCTGCAAAAAATACAGAATTATAACCATAAATACCAAGATGATAAAATTTAATTTTTTCAGAATTACTCGAATTATATTTTGTATCTTTTACAAATTGTATTAATTTATAATTTAATGTACTACCAATGTTCCATAATTCTGATAAATTATTTATATCAGATAAATGTGTACCACTTGACCATGGTAAAGATTCGGTAATATTATTGCTCAAATTGTAGCTGTTTGTATTAATTCCATTATTTATTCCAGTAGAAGATGTTGATATATTGAAATAATCATTATAATCAGTAGGTGTTTTATAATCTTTTTCATTAGGTATACTTGCTATTATTTCAAATAATAATTTACTATAGTTGTCTTCATTTAAATTTGTATTAGTAATAAAACCTTTAATATTTAAATTTTTTTTATTTCTTATATTTTTTATTATTTGTGAGAGATCTGTATCTAAAAAGAAACAATTTTGAAAAGCATATTCTATATTTTTAATATTAGGTAATATTACTTTATTTAGATTTAAATTTAATAAATAACAATTAGAAAATAATGAATTAGCTTCATGAATGTTTTCAAAATCTAATTTTGAAGTATTTTTTTCATAATAATTATATCCATTATTATAATTCATACAACTATTAAACATATTACTTGCATTAGATCCAATAATAAATGGATATTTAAATTCTGTATTCATTGAAAAACATCTATAAAACATACTATTACAGTTTAAAGATGATGATATTTTCCAACCCAACGTATTAACAATTCCTGGTTCGTTTCCATTATTCCATGCATATGCATGAGAAAACATATTTGATAATTTTGGTCCATTATTAGAAAGTGATTTTATTAATGAATCTTGTGCTCTATCGGAAATTCTATGTAAATTTTCATAACCATAATTATTATTTTTTGGTCTCATATATAAATTAAATTCGCTTGTTGGATTAAAAATACAATTAATATTACCATTTGAAGATAATTTATAATTATCTTTTGAACTTCCATCTTTCCATTCATAAACAATTTGATTGTTGTATTGATTTAATTTATTATTATCACAATATGTTACATCATTACCAACACAGGCTACAATATTCATATTATTTTCATTATATAAATATTTATAAATTGATGCATAATTAGTATCTATAAACATACTTGGGATAGCATTTACTGAATTTTTTGGTAATATTGAATATAATTCTTGTGAGCCAAAAAATGCTTCTTCTATATTTTCATATTTTATACCAGATGAAAAATAACTATTTTTATTATAAAAATCGTTTTTCTTCTCCGGAAAGTATAAGTCATTTGGTCCTTTTAAAAAAATATATGGTAGTGGATTTACTAATTGTGGAGGGATTTCAGTAGTAAAAATAAACCCAGCCGAACTAGAATTTAAATCGCTCGTTATTTCTATATTTGGATTCCACCATTGAAAATGCATACTTTCTCCACCTGTAATTTGAACTGCATAATTAACACCACCTATTAAATTTATACTACCATCATTTGATGATGTTTCATCATTATTTACAACATGTATATCATTTAACCATAAATTACTACTTTTATTAGATGTTGTTCTAAAATTCCAAATACCAGATATATTAGGAGTTAAATAACCAGTCCAATTATAAGAATAACTGGGTGCAACGCCAAATTTAATTTGAAAATTGGCTATAATTATGAAATTATTCCCATACCCTTCACCGTGATTACTTTTTATACGAATCAATAAATATTTACATGGTACTGCTGACCATTCTGTCCACGATTTGTGGTGTGGGAAACGGACTGGTGTATAGTTGTGAGGCCCATGATAATCTAGTTGATGTGAATATTCGCCAACATATGTCCAACCAGTTGATGAATTTGGCCACGTACCTTGTTGGTCATCGCCACCGACATATACATCAAAAGCATTAACATAACATTTCCATTGTCTAAAATCACCATGACCTATGTAGCCGGGTGCCCCAGTTTGTCTCCAACCACTTACCCATGTAGTTGTCTCAAATTCAAAAAGTAAATCAACAGTACCATTAGCAGTACCATAGCTCGTATGTGAATGATAAACCAAACTTTTTGTTGGATCACCCGCATTGGCAATTCCGTGCGCCCCATATCCGCCGTGCCCTTGGTGTCCCCAGCCTCCGACTGGAGTATTACCATTTTGATAAGCAGGATGATAATCATTCATGATTACATTATATTCAGAAGGCCATCTCCATTCTGTAGTTACAGTTTGTTGTGATCCATCTTGATAAATATTATTAGTTATACCAGAATCTTCGTATGCTTTTCCATCAAACCAATTTCTATCATTGAGATAATCTCCACTATATTTTTTTTCATTTAATCCTTTAATACCATTTAATTCTGAAGAAGTATTTGCAGTAGTTATAGTAGAATTAAACTCTTTTAAGCCAATAACATTTTTACCATTATATAAAACTTCATCGATTTTTTCTATTACATCATTATTATTATAATTTAAAGATGGATTATAATTTAAAACATTATTTGAATGTTCGCTAATACCAACTTTATATTTAACATCATCATCTTGATATGTATAATAAGTAATAATATCATTATTTGAAAAATTAAATGCTTTATTTATTTTTTTACTTGTACTGTTTAGATCCCATCTAATTCCTTGATCATAGCTAATTAAACAATAATTACGTGAATTTGAATATATTATAATTTTAAAATCTTCATATGCAATAATTGATTTATTTATTTTATTATCTGTAAATGTAATATAATCATCCAATGGACCATATAAATCCCACACAATCCCATTAGTAGATCTTATTATATAATATAACCCAGAATCTATATTAATACGACGATACCACATTGTAGCTATAAAAATATTACTAATAAATTTTATTTCGAATATTTTACATATAATTTCCGAATTATTATCATATTGATTAAAACTATTAATATAATCATTTTTTGATAATAAACAAGATTGAAAAGTATGGCGTTTGTTATACCAATTACTAGTATTATCAAATGTATACATTAATGCCGAACCCAAATTATTATTTTGATTTGGTCCTGCAGGTTGTGAATTAACATACCCACCTATTATAATAATTTCTTTATTTATTATTGTATTATTAAAATTGTTATCATTAGATTGATAGTATAATGATATATTATCACTAATAGTACCATATTCTATTGTATTTATTGTTAAATTAGTATGATCATAAAATGCAGGATAATCATGATATGTCCATGTTTTGCCATCATTTGATGTAAAAATAATATCATATCTTTTACTGTTATCAATATATCCTTCACAACATGCAACATAATTATTTATTATGTATTTAATACATCTAATTTTATCAATAGTTTTATTGTGAATACTAATATTATCTACATCATATATAAATTTTGCCAAATGCCAATTTTCACCATTATTTTCAGAATAAAATATGCACGCTATTTTTTCATCTTCTTCATTTAAACATACACCGGATGATAAAATTATACTATTATTTATATAATCATATAAAGATTCATATTTAGTATCATCTACATGATTATTCATGTACCAGTTATTTAAATTACTATTAAAAGTATAATTATATAAAAATGCACTATCAAAATTAGTAACTCCTTGTGTATTCAAGTTTTCAAACAATTTATTATCATATTTAAAATTATTACTATTATTAAGTACATTACTATTAGGTAATTTAATATTTTGTAAATATGTAAAATTATTAGCAGTAATATAATTATCAGTATTTGAATTTTGTAAACGTTTAATACTAAACAAATTTTTGTGAATATTTAATAGATTAACATTGTGTACACTAGCATTTTTAGGTAATGTAGTAGACACAATTGGAAAAATATTATTAAACTCATTTAACAGACTATAATCTATATCACTAGTATTATTAATATTATTAGCTAAATGACTTAGTGAATTAAAACCAGTATAATCTTGGGGAAAATTATTAAATCTTGTAAATTTAATTTCATTAACACTTGAAACATAATTACTGCTAGTATCAACATCAAGATCAACGTCTTGTATACGATTAGCATTTTTATAAATAGTATAATATTGATATAAACCAACGATTAAATTATTTAGATTTAATCCGGGTATAACAATACCATATAAAGATTCTTCATTTAAATTAGAAACATTAATATCTTTATGAGAAAAAATCCAATTATAAATTAATTCGGATCTTTCAGCTTGTATAAAATATTGATCCTGTTTTATAATATTATTATAATTATACAATTTATTAGATTGAGATAAATTTATAAAATCATTATTTAATTGATCAATTAAAACATTATTTTCTATGTTATAACCAATATTATTTTCATATATTAATTTATCGTCTTGTATTTTATAACTATGAAATGCAACGTTTAATTCATTATTACTAACATTATTATCAGTAACATTTGAACCATCCATATTTGTTCCAGATAATGCTTCTCTCCAATTTAATAATATTCTTTGCGAACCATGAGACATAAATACTTTTAAATATATTTCATCATTTTCAATATCATTAAAACAAATATCTTGTGTGTGTAGTAAATTCCATTTTTGGGTTTCACTATTTTCACGTGGTTTCCACATAACAGATCTATGAATTTTATCGTAAAAATAAAATTTAGATTCATTGGCATTATATATAATTTTATAAAAATTACCCTGACCTGGATTTTCTGAATTTAAACCATCTGTACTAGGATCCCATGTAAATTCGTTTGTAAAATTTTCACAATTATATGGATGATAAATAGGATTGCTATGATATTCATCCCCTTTATTGATATTAAATAAATCTAATGAGATATCTGGATGTAGTTCTCCAGTAGTATTTAATGGTGTACTAATCCCATCGACCCATGCAGTAGTATAATTAATATTTCTTTTATTACTCCATGTTCCACGTATATACCATGGACCATTGGCATCTTCGGCAGATAAAATCCAACCGGCATCTGGTACATGACTATGTCGACATTTATGTACAGCAGTTAATGGTGATCCATCGAGTGAATAACCATCTTCAATTTTTTTATATAATAATGGTTTATATCCAAGTGGTCCATGATTCCAATATGTATACCAATCACCGGGTCTATATTGAACAAAATGTGAATCACTATTATCATTAGAACTTCCATATCCTGATAAATAATTAATAAGAGAATCATCTATTATATCTATTCCATTTTGAAGTATTTTTAATTCTTTTGGTTCCCAATATGAATTATTAGAATTTGCGGTAGGAGCCCAACCAAAATATACATGATTATTAAAGTCTACTTTATACTCTTTATTATTATCAGTAATAAAACTATTATTTACTATAATTCTTTTAGTATTATTTCTTTCAATAAATCCACCAATAATTACACTACTATGAATATTTGTCATAGGATAATCATTTAAACTTAAATTGTGAGTGTTTATTATATCTAACTTGGAATGATTAGGTGATGAAATATTATGATTTTTATAATAAAAATAACATATATCTAAATTTTTATTAGGATGAGAATACCAAACATCAACATATTTACAATGAAATAATGGAATAAACTCCCATGTATTTTGAGAATAGTCTTTTGTTTTAGTTTCTGAATTCCATAAATATGTTCTTCTAATAATAAAATTAATAGGTTCTAGTGTTAGATTATAAAAAGGAAGAAATTCTTTAACATATGGAAAAATATCAATTTCAGCATCTTTTTCATCATTTATTTCTTGATTGCCAAAGACTTTTGAAAATGTCATTGAAGTAAGTTCGTTATTATCTAAAGTAATAGATGGATTATCAAAGAAATTTGTATTTTGTTTTTGATTATATCCTATTAGAAATTGTATTCCTTTTGATTGTGTAGATAAAAAACTTAAAGTTACATAATAATCATTTTCATGTTTTATTTTTAATGAAATTATATTTGGGGATTTATTAGTAGTAGAATTTAATTTATTGTTATTATCAATTGAAAAATCACCAGGAATATTTTTAAATAATATTTTAATTGGATATGGTTTATTTGATATGTTATAAAAACTGATTGTATTATTATCATCACTACTTGCATTAATAGTTCCTACTTGTTTAACTATACTAGTTCTATCATCAGAAGCAAATAATACTCCATCATTAATCATTGTATTATGAAAATAAGTAGCATCATCTGAATTAATAGCTTTTTTTAGAATAATTGCCTGCCAAATTTTTCCTGTAAAATGATAACCATCGCCTTCTACTTCTGATCCAATTAGTATTTTTTCACTAGTATTAACACCACTAAACGCACTATTAGTAGAATTAATTGGAATTCCATCTATATATGTTTTATGAATATAATTTCCAGGTGTTCCTGTTCTAATTTGTATTATTGTATGAGACGTTGAGCGTCCAGTACTATTAAATATATCAGGATTAGTTATATAACTAGAAAAAAATTCAGAATCTTGTAATCCAAGACTAGTATTTCCATAAGTTTTACCAATAAAAAATTCAGTGCCATTAAAGCCATTATCTTCTTTTCCACCAAAAATTGCTGAATATGTTTGAGAATCAGTACCTGTATATTGTATTTTAGCAGCTAATGTATATTCACCTGTTCCATTCATGTCATATATATCTTGAAATGAAATATTTGTATCAATATATGCTTGCTGATTCCACTCTAAGAAATCATTATGTTCAATTATATTACCAACAATAGTTCCATTATTATTATTAGGACCAATATCAGTCATTAAATTATAAGATTTAGGTGCAGCATTTTGATTGTAATATGCTAACACATCAGAATTATTTGATGTAGTTGAAATATAATTTCTTACATCACTGTTTGTTAATTCTTTATCTCCATGATGAAAAAGATCTTTAGCAATAGAAAGACCAATTCCTAAAACATTATTTTTTCTATAGTTATTATCAGGATCATGTTGATCCAATTGAAACTCCTTTTTATATATTGTAAGTGATTGTGATTTATTAGCTTTTATAGAATTTTTGGATGTTTTGCAAACAGATGCAGTAGAAACGGGTTGTTCTGAAGAACCAATATCTTGTTTGGCCGCATTTGTAAAATCTAAAAAGGTAAAGATATCATATAAAGCATCATTTTTAATTGTGAAATGATAATTTTTTCGTATTTTAACATCATCATTGGACAAATCATATAATATATTTTTTTTAGTACTAATATCATATTGTGTTCCAAAAATTGAAGAATAGTTATTAACATAATAATTATAGAAATTATCTTCACGATAATCAATAGTATTTAAATAATTATAATTAAGATAAATTGAAATTTTTTTATTAGTCCAATCACATATTCTTTGTATAGTATATTTAATGCTACCATCTGTACTATGTAATATAAAATGTTGTTTATCTATTTGTTGATTCCACCAATATTTATCTTTATGATTATATGTATGTAAATATGAATCTTTATTTGATACGCTAATACCTTCCAATGAGTTAGGTATACTATAACTGGTATCAATATTTTTAATTGTTAAATTAACTAGATCACTATTGGCAATAAATTTCCAATCATTTTCATTAAAATATGGAGTTTGAAATGTTGAAAAGCTAGCATCTCTCGTATAATTAGTTATTGTATTTCCATCAGTACCACTATTTCCACCACTATATAAAAATAGATAATTATAAACATATGTTAAATCATAATTAATTGCAGAACTTTGATCATTTGATATATGTTGTGGTTTTGTTAAATGTAAAAAATTATTAGTTTTTGGCTGTTGTGAAAAAATGTTTGAGATATTATTTTTCCCACTGGATAATATTGTATTTTGTAAAGCAAAAAATGCTATTTCATAAAAATCATCTTGATTTATTTCTGGATCAATAATATATTCATAAATGATATTTCCTTTAGAAGTGATTTGACTAATTTTTATTTTTGAAGTAGATTTTTTATTAATACTTGAAAAAAATCCAGCAATTGGCATAATTAATATAAATTATATATTTTAATTTATATTAATATACTTAAAATTTAATCGGCTATTGTTTTTTTTTAAATATAGATGCAGAAACACAAATATTGTTAGAAATTTTAATAGCAGTTATTAAAATACTTGAAACTCCATCTCCTTCAAGTTCTAAATCTTCCGCAAAATTAATAATGATATTATCACTTGATTCACTATTAATAGTAGTTTGTAATTCACTATTTTCATAACCATATATAGTTAAATTATTACCTAATGATGGTAATATTTTAATAATAATTTGAGAACCATGTAAGGAAGCTGTATCATTTACATTAAAACTAGATATTATTCCATCATAATTTAACTCTTTAATAGCATATGTTTTATCAAAAAATAAATTTAATGTATTATTAGTTTCATCTATTGTTGGATTGAACGATAAATTATTTAACAAAATATTAGAACATATTACATTACCGTTTCCAGTATTAATATCATTATTTCCAGTATTTAAAGAATTACATGATATATCACCTGCTATAATAGAATGATTATTTGTATTAATTGTATTACATGATATATCGCCAGCTATAATAGAATGATTATTTGTATCAATTTTATTACATGATATATCGGTAGAAATAATATTTGTACTATGTAATGATAGACATGATATATCCCCAGCAAAAACATTTCCGTGATTTGTATTAATTTGTGTACAAATAATATTACCAGAATTAATAGATTGATTATTTGTATATATTGACATACATGAAATTGGTCCGGAAGTAATTGAAAAAGTATTTGTGTTAATAGCAGCAGAAGAAATATTTCCACTATTAAGTTTATAACATTGTATCATAGAAATATCTTTAATATGGAAATCATTCATAATTATATTTGTTTTAATGGTTAATCCATTATTTGAAATATCATGTGAATCTTTAATTTCAAATTGATTAAAATTCATTATGGTCAAATTAGAGCTATCTCTCATGATTGTTGGATTAACAGCGCCATGATTTATAGAATTTGTATCAGAAAAAATATCAAGTGGTTTAAATAATATGCGATCAGATATTGTTATATCAGAATTTTGAATAGATTCAATATTAGCTTTATTTGATGATATTATATTATTAGAATCAGTAGTTGATAAATTTCCATTAATTGATATATCACCAAAAAATGAAAATCCGTGATTTGTAGTGTTTGATATATTTGTAAAATCAATTCTTTCAGAATTTTCAGATGATATAATTTTTTTTTGATTTATAAATATTGTATTAAAATAAGCATTATTACTAATTTCAATGCTACTAGCGTCTATTTTATTATTAATTATAAGATTATTATTACATGATAAATTAATATTAGAATTCCATGAATCTAAACTAGAATTATAAGTAAACAATTTATTGTTTGAAACTTCAATACCTGCTCCATTTTTATCAGGGAAAGAAGATGATAATAAAATTCTATAATCACTGATATCTACAATATTTGAATTAATAATGGTTTCAGTACCTTCAACAATTAAATTACCTTTAATTGTAAGAGTACCTGTATTATTATCATGTCCGGATGGGTCAATAATCATATTATTGGGTCCATAAATATTACCATTTATATATAAATTATTATTTATTGAAATATCAGATAAAATATTTATTTCATTTGAATTTATATTATTGGATAATATATGATTACAACATAAATCATTAGTAAATATATTATTATTATATAAAGATTGACATGAAATATCAGATTTTGAAAAAATATTGCCATTGGAAAAATCAATTTTTATAAAATAATCTTCATTTTGTATAGGATTTCTATAAATATTTCCATATAAAATGTTACCACATTCATCAATTTGTAGTCTTCTAATACCACTAGTATAAAAATCCAATTGATTATTATTTAATGGTTCATTTAATTCATTAGTTCTTTCTGCGATAATTTTAGTATCATTATCAGTATCAATAACTTTTCCTATATTTTTATCGTATCTTTCAAATGTATTTTCTATATTAGAAAACTCTTCAATTACATTTATATCATGTTCATAAATAAATAATTGTTTTATATCATATTCAAAATTATAGTCAACATGGTCAAAATCGGCATGATAAACTGCAATATTAGCATAACCAAAATTACCAGTAATATCAATTTCAATTTCTCCTCGATAGAATTTTTCAATATTAGGATTACTTCTTTTATTTTTTGGATAATCGGATGTATATATTAATTCGTCTGATCTATTATAAATTCCTTTATATGTAAAATTATAACTTAAGTCATCATAAACTTCAAATCCAACATAATGAGAATAGAATTTATAAACTTTATCGTTAGATACGGTATTTAAAATACCTGTATTGATTATATATTTTCCTTTTTTTAATAAATATTTATAATTTTTAATACTAATTTTATTTTTAGAATTATCTTCTATTGCTATGGAACGTGTTGGTGAAAATATATAATTAAATGATAACTCTGGATATTCCCATAAATTATAATATGTATATAAATTTTCTAATTTAAGTGATTTTAAAATTAAAGAATTAGCAACATATAAATCTTCATAAACAGTTATATTTTCAGAGCAATCAATATTTTTAACAATAATAGAATCACCTGTAGTTAAATTATTGCAAGTTATATTTGTAAAAAAGCCAATGTCTGGACCATTTTGTCCTATAATTGAATTATTAATATTGGCGAATTTTATATTAGTATTACTACTACCTATATTATCTGCAATATCGGTACTTCCATTAATTGATATTGTACCTTCTAAATTAATATCTCCACGTATATTAGTTCTATTGGCATTTAAATTTAATACACCACTAACCCATAAATCATTAACATCAATTCTATTAATATTCATATAATCTGCTATTATTGTGTTTGACAATGTAAGATTACTGGCATCAATATTTTTAAATATAGAATTTTCATTAAAAACACATGGGGAATCTAAAAATACCTTTTGAATTAATTGTTTTAAGTTTAATATCAGAAGTTTTACTTTCTATTAAAAAATAATTAGTGTGAAAAAAATTATGTTCTGGAATATTAATATTATTATTATTATGACTTAAATATGTAGTATTTAATTTCCACGGAAAACTAGCATTATTATATTCAATATATTCTAAATTAACTTCATCATTTTTTATAATACTATCTTCTATATTATTATATATTATATTTGATGTCATAGTATATAATAAAGTAATAATTTTATTTTTTAAATATAAAAGTTAAAGAGATTTATATATTATTTAAAAAGTTTTTTTATTTTTTTTATTTTTTTATTTTTTTATTTTTCTCTCAATCTCTCAAATAATAATTTTTGAAAGTATTTTTTTCAAATCTTTATTATATTTTTGTTTAACGATATCTTCTATAAAATGGTGCATTTTTGCAAATTGTTTTATTATTAGTTATTCCATCCCAAGCAACTTTTTCATATTTAGCCCATATATATTTCATACAATTGACATCATCTTCATTCTGTTTATTTAATTTAATATTAGATCCTTCAAAAATGCCTGTAATATCATGATATGGTTTTAAACCATCTACTTTACTACAAAATCCATCTGCACCTGTACCTGCCGAGGATGGCCAATTATTTTTACATTGATTAATTTGAGAATTATTATGACATGTTCTTTTACCATCGGCGTCTAACTTACTATCCCAATAATCAGGACATGTATTTATATTTGGTGGAAATGTAGCATTTTGTGATGTTAAATGTATTAATCCTGCTAGAATTCCTAAACCAATAACTAATAAAATAATACATATTATTATTACTATTTTTTGAAAACCATTCATATATTATATTATAAAATTATTAAATTTTTTTATAATATGATATTTAATAAAATGATATTTAATAAGAATGATATTTAATAAAATGATATTTATTTAAATATGGTATCTTCGCATATTCTATTATTATTAGTAATACCATCCCAAGTGACACCTTCATATTTTGCCCATAAATTTTTTGCACAATCTATATCTTTTTTTCTAGATAATCCACCAAGTGTTACTTTTATTTTGTTTTCAGTAAAACCAGTTTCACTTGTACACCAACCGGGTTGATTACTATCAACATTATTAGGAAAATTTCTTTTACATTCATTTATTCCTGCATTATTAATACAGGACAGACCATTTACAGAATTAATTGAAATATCCCAATAATCAGGACATTCTGGTTTAATAGGTGGCCAACTAGCATTTTCTAAAGAAGTTCTGACAATTAAAAGTAAAAGAATGGTAGCGATAATTAATACTACAAGTCCAATAGTAATAATATTTTTTTGAAAGGTTTCCATTATATAATTATAATATTATTTAGTAAAAAAAAATTATTACTAAATAATATTTATTAATATATAATAAATAAAATGAATAATGGAAGAATAATTTTTGATGATCAAAATATAAATAAAAAATTTGAATTAATGGATAAAATACCAGTATCAACAAATACTAATTTTAATAATTCTATAACTGGTATTTTTGAACGCTCTGAATTATCAGATGCTTATTTTTCGGCTAGAAATGTAAAAGAAATTCAAAAAAAATTAAAAGAAGGAGTATATTTAAAATCTAAAAATAAATTAATAATAGATGATCAACCTGAAGATATAATAATAACTGTAATGCGTGCATTTTTTTTACAATATTCTAAAAATTTAGATTATGATATAAATGGTCAAGTTTTTGATTTAAATAATATGGTTCTTAATTATTTAATAAATAGTGCATATAATGAAGCTATATCTTATTTAAAATATAAAAAAGATGCTACTAATATGTATACATTAATGGAAATGCCTAAATATAGTGATAAAACGAATAAAACACTAGAATATAAACCATGGTTTTAATTATATAAATTAATTATATAAAAGATGTGTTTTTCAGCAGAGGCATCATTAATTTCATATGTTTTAGGAATGATTGGTTCTTTATATTTATTAATTAATGGAGATAAATATGATAAACATATTGGTTTATTTTCATTAACATTTATTCAAATACAATTAGCAGAATTTTTAATGTGGATTGATGAAGATTGTAATAAAAATATAAACCATTATGCAACAATTTTTGCAGAATATATTTTATTTTTTCAACCATTAAGTATTATATTTGGTGCATTGTTATTTAAAACTACAAATATACCAAATAAATTATTATATTTCTTTTTATTTATTTATATGATTTATCTATTAAATTATAGCAAACAAGTTATTAATAATAAGAGAAAATTATGTTCAAAATCTATAAATAATGGTTATTTAGAATGGGATTTTCTTAAAGAATATAGTTTATCTATAAAAATTTTATATTTTATTTTAATGTTTTTAATATGGCCGTTTTTAAATAATAAAAAGGGAATAATTGTATTTATATTTTCAATAATTGGTCTATTATTTGGATTAAATAATAATTATAAATTTAATTTTCCTCAATGGGAATCTAAATGGTGTTTTGTTGGTGTTTCATTACCATTTTTAATAATAATTTATAATAGTATTAAGAAAATAAATTTTGTTGCTAATTCACTTAAACGTTTTTAGAATAAAATGCAGAGTTTTAAATATTTTTATACTTTTTTTTGAGAGAAAAATATAATTTTCTCTCTTTTTTACCCATACGTTTTAAACTTTTTTGATGTTTTTTATCATGAAAAACATGAAATGGAATATTTATTTTTTTGATTGGTTTTTTTGCAAGTTCAATCATGTGTTTTCTTGTATTTGGTTTTAAATATCGCCAAATATAAGGCATTTTTTTATGTAATAATAATGCATCTACTTTATTTGTTTGCTTTTTAGTTTTTTGAAATTTACATTTAGACTCATTATGACAAAATTGTTTATATATTTTATATTTTTTTCCCCAATTAGACATATTACATAATGACCAATTACTTGAACTACCTGGTACACAATATTCTGGTCTACATTTATTCATATAAGAATTACATGGAACATGTGAACATGATTTATAAACTTTACAAGTCTTATTCATTATATTATATATTAAATATATTATAATATAATAAATAATTAGATTTATTAAAATAACGAAATTAAATAATATATTTTAGTAGTGAATAAATGATTGAAATTTTTCATATTATAATATTTTTATATTAAAATGAATAAAAATAACATATTAATTATTTTAATAATATTAATATTAATAATAATTATATTAAATTATTCAAAGATATTTTTATTTTATGCAAAAAACGTGAGACCTGAATTTTATAATTTTATTTTTTTTCCAGAGCTATATCCATTATTATTATATAAGAATATAATAAAAGAAGAATTATATAATGCATTAAATACTCCAATACATAAAATTTATAGAAAACAAAATGAGTGGGTAAAATCAAAAAATGGCAAAAATTTTATAAATAAAGTAAATAATTTAAAGGGATGGGTTCATGGTTGGGATAATAATAATGATATACATGAAAATTGGTTAAATTTTGGTTTAATATATGAAAATAAAGTTTTAAATGCAAATTCAAAAATATGTCCAAAAACATGTAAAATTCTAAAAAACATAAATGGGGTAAATATAGCAGGATTTTCATTATTAAAAGGAAATTCAAAAATAGAAGAACATAGAGATAGCACTGGTATAGATGATAATAGTATTGCTTTACATTTAGGTTTAATAGTACCTAAAAAAAAATGTATATTAACAGTAAATAATAAAAAAATGTATGAAGAAAATTTTAAATTATTTGGTGTAGATTCTAATTATCTACATAGTGCTGAAAATAATTCAAATGAAATTAGAGTAATTTTATATATAGATAAATCACTAATTTAATAACTAATATTAGTATTTTTTTTAGATTGATTGTTTTATTCTTTATATGTGGATATGATTTATAAAGTTTATAAGTTTTATTAATTATTATATTCAAAAAACCAAGTTAGGTAATATCTTCTATTAGTAGATAAATTATTGAGTTTATCATATTTAAATGATACATTAGCAAGTTTTGACATTTTTAATAGTTCTAATTTAAAATCTATAAAAATATTATTATTTTTATGTAATTCTATATAATTTGGATTTTGCATTATTAAATATGTATCAAATTCTCTTGTTTTTTTTATTAATTTAAATGCAGCAATATAATAAGGACCATATTCTGGTTTATTAAAAGAATAAGCAATAAAAAAATATTCTTTTGTTATATTTTTTTTACAAAATTTTCTCATATCATAAATATTATCATATATAAATTTTGGATAACTATCTGATGGACCATATTTTATCATATTATCTATCCATTCTTTACCCCATTCAAGTGTATCTTGATATGTTAATAATTTTAAATTTTTAGGTAATGGATTATTTAATTCTTTTTCTATTATTTCTGCTTTTTTATCTGCTTTTTCAAAATAATATTTTATTAAAGCTTCTTCTTTTTTAGTTTTTTTTTCTAAAAATTTATTAAATGATGGGAAATCATAATCATATGTTGAATTATATGTTTGATTATTGAAATCATTTTTTTCAATAGAAACTATATTAGGTATATTTAATTGTTTTGTTTTAGTAAATGGAAATTTTAATAATGTATATCCATTTACGTAATTAATAAAATATAATAATATTATTTTTTTCATTATTATATTTTATAAAAAAATTTTTAAATGAATTTAGTATATATTATTAGCTATTTTTTTTAGTTTTTTTAATAGATTTTGTATTTGTATTTGTATTTGTATTT